ATTTTAACATATCAAAGTTAACAGTAATCCTATGAGTTGCTTCAACTGGACAAGATGGACTATGATATATTCTACCATCAAAAATTAAAATGTCACCCCTGTTTGGAGATTCTCTCCTCCATTCTTTCATAGAACCAAGATCTTCATTTGAATCATATTCAGAACGATCATAGAACACTGTGTCACCATCTGCGTCATTTACATAATATAAAATGCCGATGTGAGGTACAGAACGGATATCAATGTGAGGACATGGATTTATAACTTTGTCACGTTTTACAAATAAATTAATCTGAGAACGTAAAATTTCTCCAGATAAATGATGTCTATTAATTAGATCTTCAATTTCAGTATGATGAACCAATGGACCAGTAAAATCAGAGCAGGAACGATTATCAATTACTAATGGATGGGCAAAAATTGACACATCATCAAATTTAGAAAATTGATCAGGATTAGTTCCTTCAACTATAGTAGATTTTGTAAATTGCCAATTGAAGTCTGGTTTAGACAAGTGGTGTTCAATAATATCTTGATTATTTTTACTCACCTGACCAGTGCATCTGTGAAATAAAACCTCACCTAACGTAGGATGATTTAATTTTGTGAGACCAATGGTCATATTAATAATGATAAATGGACAACTCCTCCACCTGGACTCGAACCAGGGACAGGGTGATTAACAGTCACCTGCTCTACCAACTGAGCTATAGAGGATTAAAGATCTAGGGGGGCGCTGCTTCTATAATGCAGATCTTTTGTACTCCCCCGTAAATTATACGCTATAATTACTATTTACAAGAATTCTGTTTTGGTGTTTATTTGGAGAATGTCCTGTGTGAAAGTATAATCCATTGAATATCACTAGTCTATTCTTCTTTGGAGATATGCGTTGTTTTTCTGTAAATTGTTCACAAAACTTTGTTTCATTGTAGATAACAGTATCTCCATCACTATCATTTATATAGAGAATAGATGCATAGTGTGGATAAGTAAAATCTTGATGAGGATCATGCATTGAATTTTCTGGTGATATGAGAGTCATATCAAACCTACTGCGGTAACAACTATTTTGAGAAAATCCAAACGTTTGTTCTACTTTCAAGATATATGGAATCATAAAACTTGAATTTGTGTTTTGAAAATCTAAGTTTCTTTTTGGATCATGAGTAGTAAAAGCAAGTCCATGACGCCATGGAGACTCTGGAGTATCCATTATATGGTAAGAAGATATATTTGGTCTATATTGCCACTTACAACCAACAATGGACCATTGTTCAATGAAATCTATGTAAGATTCATCTAAAAAATTATCAATAACCTCAACATCAATCATTATACACCTCTTTGAATAAAAATGCAAGTGACATTCTGCATTCAGTACAATATCTATTAGGAGCGCCACCTCTATGTTCTAGACTGGCATTAAATAAAACTCCTTCATTTGGAGTTGGATTGACATTAATATAATCCCTATCTTTTGTTCGAATAACAAATTGACCATCCCAACTATAATCCCATTTAGAATTAATATATGTAACAACTGTCCAGGCATTGTGACCAGGGACATCATAATCATTATGCCAACCAGATTCCATACCATAGAATTGAAAGTTGGTATTGATTCTAGTTAATTCTACATTCTTTTTTATAATTTTTTTAAGTGCATATTCAACATAACGGGAGGAGTGTATAAATTTATAATTCCATCCCAACTCATTATTATTCCACTTAGTATCTTCATGTTGACCAAATAAAGGTTGTTCAGAAGTTTCTCTTTTATCCCAAACAATAGTATTATTTTTGAAATCAAATTCATCAATTAAAGTATCATAGTATGACCAAGGAAAAATATTTGATATTTGAAAAACTTCATCACAGTTAGATAGGGATTTCCAATTCATTATATACCTCCGTCAACTTTTAGCAACTGCACCATTACAAACCTTCCAAGTTTTTGCCCCATATGTTCTTCTTCCATAAAAACTTTAGTTGCTGCATGAGGAACTGCTCCAGGAAAAATAATCATTCTATTATTCTTACATTCAATCTCTATATCAAACAAAGGAAATTGTAAGTTACCTCCAGTAAATTTTTTTGGTTCGCGAAAGAACCAAGTAAGACATGTCAATCTAGAGTAATCTCTATGAACTTTATATACATCACTATCTTCATAATATGCAATTTGACTATAGTCTTTTTGAAGAGCATCGACATCATTGATTAACCAATGAGGATGATCTTCAAACAAATTCATGTTAGAAAACAATTTTCTATTTACACTTAAAATATTTGAATGCTCTCTATTCTGTGAGAAGAATGGATCCAACCACATAGTCCAATTATATTTTAATAATTGCTTATTACCATATACATCTCTATCCCATGCTCCGCCATTTTCAATGGCTGCTCGATTCATTCTTTTAGGACTACAAATGTAATCTAATTCTTCCCAAATTTCAGTTAATTCTTGTTCATTATAAAAATCATCAACTAAAACATATGGAAACTTATCCAATTCATTTGAGTTAGTAATTTTCATGACAAAATATCCATATTAAATGACAATGTTTTTCGTACTACGTCACTTTTGTGAACAGTAACTCCATGAAGTGCTGTTCCAGGAAAAAATAATATTGTACCTTCTTTCACATTAGGATAAAATAAGTCATGAGTGGAAAAGTTTTTAAACAGATGTAATACTTTATTACTTGCGAAATTGCTATATCTATTGAAAAAATAAAACTTAGAAAAATCTACGCCATCATTTAATACTATTGTAGCACCAATATCAGTTCTATGATCATGAACTTCCTGATAATATCCTCTCTTGTAAAGATTTATCCATGGTTTATAAATTCTTACATCCACTTTTTTATTCCATTCTTCTGAAAATTCATCAATAGATGGTTGAATTAACTCAAGAATTTCCTTTGAATCAATCTCAATTCTATCAATCAAACATTCATCACCCCAACTGAATGGTGAGTTATCAACATTAGTTTGATAATCTACATATTCTTTTATTTGCTCTAAATTATTTACTTGGTAAGACCAATAAAATGAAGATAGGAAAGTGGGATAAAACATAGTAAAACTTATAGGAGTAGGGGGACTTGAACCCCCACGAGATTAATTCTCAACAGATTTTAAGTCTGGTGCGTCTACCGATTCCGCCACACTCCCATCAATATAGAGTAGACCAATTTGTTTAGAGTTACAAATTTCCCAGGTAGGAGGATGAAAAGCACAATACTCATTAAAAGTAATTTTCATCTCTTTATCAGTCAACCCACAGTTTCTTGCTGCCTTTGGCAAATTCCATTTTGCTGACCAAAGGTTTTCCATTGACTCACGAGTTTCAGGACGCATTTTCCTCCATAAATTGTTTCTGAAATTCCTCTACTTGATTTTGAATCTCATCAGGAATGGGAGCAACTTCATTTACAGGAACCATCAATACAGATTTTCCATCAGAACGAGTAATTTTCCAACAAACACGTTGATTATCTGTGAGATCTAAAAGAAACTCAAGATTATCTTCTGCTTGTTCAAGTGTAATTCCAATTGGTCCAATCATTTTACAGCAAAACAATAAGTAATCATATCAGGATCGAGAATGTTTTCAATCTCACTGACAGTTTCAGAGAAACCTTCAGAACCTTCTTCGTCCCATTTCCAGTTTACAGTTTTATCGTATCCTTCATCGTCTACGATATTAATTGATCGTTTTGAGAAATTGACAAAGACGTGTGCTAGTTTAGCGTCCACTGATGACTCCTGACTACTTATGTAGTATAGCAGGCGCGAGGTGCCCTGTCAAGGGTCAATTAATAAAGACTGTCCTACCAAGGATAAGAACTGCTGCTTTCGCTTCTAGGAGCATACCAGTGCCACAGGTAATTGTTGCTGCAAGACTTGCATTCATTACAAGCGCACCTGCCACTACATTAACATTATACAGACCAGTAACAACATTACAGTTATATCCTGTTGTTCCACATGTAAGTGAATATGGTCCAAGTGGATTGGCAATGGTATATCTGGGAATAGCATCAGCAGATAAACCAGGTGTCATCACTGTTTCAACAGAACCACCAACAAATCTACGAATACCAGTAAGTGCTTTAGGAATAGGAGAAGGTGGAGTATTAATCATCTCTACTAAGTGTGGTGTAACAAGTTCAATTGAGTTATCACCACTAATGATTGTCTCTCCTGCCGAAATTGAGCACTGACCACCACTAGATTCAAATACACTGCTAGTAAATTTAGAAGATAAAGATCCTACATTAAATTCTGCACCTTGAACCTCAAATTTAGCACCAACAGTATTGATGTCTACATCAGATCCAAAACGTATAGTGTGTTTTTGTATATTACTGTCCTTAGATTCACCTTGAGGATCTGCAATTGTAGGAGAACCTTCAGCACCAAAGAAGAATCCACCACCAACTTCAATATGACAGTTGCCAGTAATTTTTAAGTGGTAATCCCCTTCAACAGTAACAGTCTCTGCACCGTCAACAATTTCACACCTATCCCCGTGAACTTCGCTGGTATAATTACCAGCATATGATGTATGATCTGCAATCAATGATCCGCTATCACCTTTATTATCATTTGCTGATTTTACAGAGGATGCGACTTGCTTCTCAAGTTCCTCTGCATCCATATCTGGATTCTGTTCACGGATTGCTTTTCGAGCAACATATTTTGCATTTTCATTCTGATTTATTTTTACAGAAGTTGATGTTGTTCCACTTGCAGTTTTCTTTACACTTGCCTGACGACCAGGTGTACCAACAAACATTTCATAAGAACCATCTAACCAGGTTTTAGCGGCAGTTAGATAAGGATCTGCTTCACTAAAAATGTTATCAAAAAGTCCACCACTGTCATTAGAACCACCACAAGTTCCTCTACTTTTTCCTCGAATTTTATTAATTTTATCTAGTTCTTCGGGAGTACAATGAGTAACACCAAATAAAGGATACCAACCTACAGTATCTTTACCACCATCAGGTGTACGATCACAATTACTACCAGCAAATTTAATAAACAATGCAATCAAACCAGTAATACTGGTGATACCTTTTTTAAGAAGATCGGTTCCTGCTTCAAAGATTTCACTACCTGCTTTCCATGCCTCAATGATTTCCAATGCTTGACCAACACCATCAACAATTGTTGTAACTCTGTCAACAATTGCAAGAACTTCATCAAGAAGTTTCTGGACTTGGCAGATAACAGAATCAATGGTTGCTTGTACTCCTTGTAGAACCATCGATGCTTTATCAATAATCCCATCAAGAAAATCTTCAAGGAAACCAAGAACTGTGCCAATAGGATCCTCAATGAAACTAATTAATTGAGCATCAATATTACAGAGAGACTTAAGAATTGTTGATACTGCTGCCTGAATAGCAGTAAAAATAATAAATGGAGCACCAGTTGCACCACCAAGAAGATTAACAAGTTCTAATTGTTCTGCAAGATTAGCAAGTGATTGCCTCATAGCAGAAACTACTTGTGCAAATACACTACCTAAAAAGTTTTGAAGTCTTACTGTAAGTTGTTGTGCAGTAACTAACTTACCAGTAACAATATCCATGAAGTCACCATCTTCTGCACGAATAAGTAACCCAGCATGATCAGCAAGATCTTCTAAAAGATATGATAACTTATACTCTAATGTTTTCCATGGACCACCAACACCATTTGCAGCAGGAATTGGTTTTTCTGGATTTCTAGGTTTCGATGCATTACCACCACTACCATTAATTCCAGATTGACTTCCTACATTATTAGGAGAACCAGGACCAGAAGTTTGAGAACTACGATTCTCTCCTTTCTGATTAGGAAGATCTACTGTGTTATCTTGCTTTGCTCTATGGTATCCTTCTTCCTTAGTGGATGCCATACTAGAGTTAGGATTACCAACTGCCATGGTTGCCATATTGACACCCACACCAGGTTCCATCTTCTCACCAGTGAAGGCAAACTGCTTTACATCTTGAGTCTCAGCAGATTTTTTAACTCTCATCACACCGATAACAATCGGCATCTGTGCAGATTCTCCATCCATGAAGAATCCCATAACAATAGCACCAGGTTGTAGTTGACCAGAACTTTCACCCTGACCATCATTACCTGGTTGGCATGTATGTTGTAATACGGTTGCCCATGGAAGATTATCGGTTGGAAGATCCGATGTTGTTCCACCTCTCACATTAGTATAATACCCAAGAACTCGAACGCGAACACGTCCAAGTTCCATAGGATCTTCATTGTCTTCTACTTCACCAACCCACCAGAAGAATCCATCTTTACCGACAAAATTTACTGTAGGTTCATTAATAATACCGTCAATTGTAGGCATCTTAAATTTTTATCCTTACGATTTATTTATTAAGGTAACCAAAATCTTCCAAATACTTACGAGTTAGTGGTGTTGGATCATATACTTCCCACATGTTACCACCAGCACATGCTGCTAATGCATTCATTGTCATGTTTTCAGTTCTACCTGCCCAACCTGCTTCTGCTTCCCATGGTAATGCTGATTTAGGATATGTACGCTCTGCTAATACACGCCAGATCATTGGAACTTCATCCTCTGGCATAATAATAGCAATGAGTGAGTTATCAATCGTGCCTGCCATACAATCTTGTGCAGCGTGCCATCCTTCATGTCTCATCACCATCATGAGTGTGCCAGGTTTACCCATAAAATCTTTGTTTAGAAAGAAGTT